GGGACTCGCAGGACTATGAGTTCGCTCAGATTTACGAGCAGAGTCGTCGGCAGATCGACGGCGGTACGTCGATCCAGCGAAACGTAGTGCTCGATCGCACCGGCACCGCTAAATACCGTCAGCTCTATGATACCGATGATCTGGCCGTCGACAATGTTCATAAGACGATCGATGTGCCTTGGACGCAACTCGGTACCAACTATTCCTGGGACGTGGTTGAGATTCTGCGGAACCGCAGTTCTGCAAAGGGATTCATCCGACTGATCGAGAGTCGGCGTGTCGAACGTCTGTGGGATCTGGCCGAACTGATCGAAGAGCGGGGGTGGCTCACCCCGGCGGATAGTTCGGACAAGAAACATCCGTATGGCGTTCCGTACTACCTGAACATGCTCGATGCTGGTTCGACTACCGGCGGGTTCTATGGTCAGACCATCCGCTACCAGGATGCAACTACTACCACGACCTGTGCGGGAATCGATGCGTCCGCCAACTCGAAGTGGAGGAACTACGCGGACGTATACAGCAAGGTTGACAACAAGCTGCTGAGAACGCTTCGCAAGGCGTTCTTACTCACTCGGTTCAAGCCGCCGCGTAACGTGCGGGCTCCCGGAAATGACAATCCAGGTCCGGTCGCGAAGCTGTACGTCAACTCAGACGTTGCAGTCGAGCTGATGGATCTCGCCGATAAGCGAGATGATGCCAGCACGCCGCAGGATCTGGCCGGGAAGGCCCTCATCAACGTTGAGGGTACGACCATGTTCAACCGTCGGCCGGTGTGTTACATCCCGCAGCTCGACGGCGTGAACTACGATCCGATCTACTTCGTCGATTGGAGCAAGCTCCAGCCGATCGTGCAGGACGGGTACTGGATGGTCGAGAGCAATCCGATGACCGATCGGAAGCAGCACACGACCTTTACCGTGTTCGTTGACGGTTCGCATCAGAACCTGTGCATCAATCGTCGGACGGCTGGTTTCGTTGTTCACAAGCCGATCCCGGCGGCGTAATTCGAGGTATCTAACATAACCCCAAATAAAAGGAGTGTGCGATGAGTATCGCAACTATGAGGACCGAGGGCGGGGATTTGTTGAGTCCCTCGATCTGGGCGGACTGTCCTAAGAGTCAGTTGAACGACGAAGGACAAGGCTACTTTTTCTTCGAGCAGTTCCTCGGAGGTGTTGCCGATACGGTGGCGTCCGGGGAGCAGCGGCCGTCGTACGGTCCGCTCCATCTTGACTGCGACGACGATACCGTGGTATCGTTCCTCGACGATCTCGGTGGGAGGATCGACATCGAAACCGATGGCGACGATAATGATGCATGGGCGTTGTTTACGTCACCGTTCGCGAAGATCGTGAAGAACTCGGGCCACAAGGTCTGGTTTGAGGCACGCGTGGAACTCGGCGACATCGCGATGGATGGCGGACTGTTCGTCGGATTGGCCGAGTACGCGGCACTCAGTCGCGACGCGGTGGCAGACGATGCCGGAGATGTCGATGAAGAGAGTATGTTCGGGTTCCAGGTGATGACCGACGACCCGGACGCGATCGACGCGATCTACCGTCTCGATGACGGTACTACCGCTGAGTTGCTCTCCGGGATATCGACATCCTCGAACTACACCGCAGCCGGCGGCACGTCGTCTGCTCTCGTGGCGGACACGCCGGTAAAGGTCGGTATGAGGTTCGACGGACGCGATCGTTTGGAGGTCTTCTTCAACGGCTACAAGGTGTACACCTACGAGATCAGCTCGACGCTGTTCCCGGTCGGTGTGGCGATGGGTTTCGTCATCTGTCTGAAGACCGGAGCCGATGCGGCAGAGAGCGGTGCGGTGGACTGGGCGGCTGGAGCATACCAGACGTCCAGCTAAGTCCCCATACCGGCCTGTGATACTGCGGCGGCGGGGGCTTACCGCCCCCGTCGTTTCTAGGAGATGATCGTGGGCAGTTTGTCAGGTTCCTTCACGATAACGGCGGCATACGCGGACGCGTTCACGTACCTAAATTCTCAGGATACCGACTATCGCGTCGGCGAGGGACGAGCGGGGTACGCGACTGATCCGTGTTTGCTGATATTGAAGACTGGTACGTTGTCCAGCTTCGAGGGTCGGGTTGTGTCCGCTACCATGACTCTTACGGTGACGCAGAACCCAGACTTTGACACAGCGGTTCAGCGTCTCACGGCGGACTATGGTAACAACCTCGACGATACGGACACATACACCGCGTTGGAAGCGTTGTACGACGATACGTTGAGTCCGCCGGACATAGGCAGCGGAACCGGGTCCATCGAAGTAGACATATCCGACGCCGTGCAGGCAGCAATCGATGCCGGAGACTCGCGGGTTCTACTCGTGATTGAGGAGAGTCCGTTCGACTATACTCCGGCACAAGGAACCATCATAATAACGGCGGCTACGTATACTATTGTCACAGTAGCAGATGCAACGGCGGCGACGGCGGAACCGACCGGGTCGTTTACGTTCCAGGATTTGCTGATTCGGTTCGCGACGGAGATCGGGACCGCGTATCATGGGACAGACGGTGATGAGGCTGCTCAGGTTCCGACGGATGCTCACGATCTAGCAGAGGCGAAAAGACATGTAAACGATGCGATAAGGCAGGTGTTGAACGATGCTCCTCCGCAGGGATGGCGGTGGGCTCGTCCGAAGGCATCCGTGGTGTTATGGCCGTCCGTGGAACTAGATGACGACGTGACGGCGAACGGCGGTACATATGACTCCACGAACGATCAGACTACGCTCGAAGCGAGTGAGGCGTCGTTCTACCCGTCGATGGAGCGTAAGACCGTAACCATCACCGATGTCGGAGACTTCATCATCAAGGCATATGCGTCGTCTACTCGGGTGACAGTGGAAGGTGACGCGTCGTCGGTAACAGCGGCTACGTTCAGTATTGAGGCCGACGGCGATTACTCTCTGCCGAAAACGTTCGGAGGAGTATGGGTCGGACAGATTAAGTACGCCGCCGACAGCGGTGCCGTAAACGTCATCAAGTGGGCGGACGAAGGCAGCGTACGTACGATGAGGGAGACGTCGGCGGAGACCGGGGAACCGAATCTTGCCGGAACCCGAGTTATGTCCGATCGACGGCAGTGGTGGTTGTCAGTGTGGCCGACGCCGTCCGAAGCAGTTACCGTGGAATTCCCATACGAGCTGTACTTCAACACGCTGACCGACGTTACCGACAAGCCCCCGATCCCATTCCTGTACGACGAGCTGCTGCGTGCAGCGGTTCTTATGATAGCCGAGCGTGATGTGCATCGTCTTCTCGATGGACCGCACACTCGATACTATCAGCAAGCTCTAGCCGCGGCGTATCTCACGGACGCTCGTTCGGCTCCGAAACGACTCGGCTACTGCGGTGATCCCGGAGCAGCCGTGCAACCTAACGTATACAATTTCAGGGGCTTCCGGTCACGTCCGACCGTGGAGTTCAACGAGTAGGAGAGAATCCAGATGGTATTCGATGTCAGTAACTTCCTCCACCACCTGCGTCAGATCGTGACCGGTGGTGGACATGATTCAAGCGGGTACCCGAAGTCTGACTCCGGGTACCTGAAGAGAGCCGAAGGAGTGAATCTCGGTTCTATTCGCAGAACGTTGACGGACAGTACGGGCGGTTCAGCTTCCGCCACGTTAGCCGGTACCGTAGGCGTACAACAAGTTTCGTTCGATCTCGATCTCGCAGCCGGTCCTATGGCCGGCACGTCCGCGGCGGACCTGGTTACGGACTTCGCACTGGGTTGTAGGTTCAAACTGTTGGCTCTGGACTTTGTCACGTCTGTGGCCGGTGTAGGTTCGAGTGCGTCGCAAGTTGCACATTTGGAGATCGGAGCAACGCCGGTTACAAACGGCACCTGTACGATCACCGAGGCTAGTACCAGTGCAGTCGGTGAGCTGACAGCAGGAGCGGCCATCACCGGGGCGAATATCGGTGCAGCTACGGACGCAATCAGCGTGCTTATCGCCGCCAGCGGCACTGCGTTTACTGCCGGTCACGGTACGCTCGTCGTTACGTACCAGAATCTCGATGTGGCCGACGCGTTCGCGTCGCTAGCAGCTCAGTTCGCCGGTGTAGCTGACGAGACGTACGCTCGGGTACTGAAGGTTGAGCAGGGCGTAGATGACATCGGTACGATCGAGTGGGCGGTTCCGCGGGACTACGATGAAGCAACGGACTCGTTGTACGTTCGTGTTCTCGCGTCGCAGCTTACGCAGTCTACCGACGATGACGTTCAGCTTGACGCGAAGGTGTACCTGAAGACTGCCGGATCCGCTCTCGGTGCCGACATTGATCCGACCAAGCCCGCTACCGTACTTAGCACCACTGAGCAGTGGCTGACGTTCGATCTCTCGGGTAACAGCCTGGAACGTGATGACCTCGTATATTTCAACCTTATCACCGACGGACACAACGATACCGATGGTGAGGAGGTGCTGATCCATGCCATCGAATTTGTGTACCGCAGCACGATCGTCAGCTACGATGAGGAGGACGCGTCCGGTAACGATCTCCGGTAGCGGTTTTCTGTGCGTTCCAGATAACATATCCTTGCGGTCTACCGATCGCAAGGGTATTTTCAGGTGATGATATGCCGCGAGGTAAACCGCGAGAACTTCCTTTTCCGGCACAAGGTCTTCACGAAGGCGTAGGGCTGGATAAACTACCGCCGCTAACAACGTCGCTAGTGAGGAACTGTCGCACGTTCGATGTACTGGAGGAGCGAGCGAGAGGCGGCAGCAGAGCCGGCTTGAATAAATGGTTATCGACGCGGGTGAACGGCAGCAACGCGATTCAAGCATTGTTGAAGGTGGTTCGACCGAAGGCATACGACGATGTACCAGAGCAGCATCTGATCGGGCTTGAGAAGGATCTCGGCAGCGGCGTTAGTGCTGTTCATCTCG